GTGTCGGGCCACGCGAGGCGTACGGGGGGGGTCTAGGAGACTCCTTACGGGGGGGATGGGGGTTTGCATGGGTTCGTGCGCCGTAGGGGCGTGGGGGGGCTGCTGTGATGCGGGAACAGGCCAACGGCATCAGCGTTAACCGTGAGTCTTATCTGCTTCGCCCGCTTCTGTGCCCACATATGGGAGCGTCCATACATCTTGCACAGCGTACGCGAGCCGAGACAGCCGGGCAGACTGAGCGACCAGCGCACGAGCTCGACGTGTCGACGGAAGGCGTGGCAGTCCGAGTAAGCGACGGCATCGAAGAAGGCCTTGAGCATAACGCCAACGTGATCGCGGGAGATAAACGTCTCGGCCTCGTGCCTGACGTTGTCCGTGTCCACCGTTGCCCAGGCTGGATGGTTAGGGTCGATGTTGAAGATGTGACGCGACTGCACCATCTCGCGATACGGGATGACACCAGCCTCACGCATCTTATCCTGAGACTTCTTGGACTGCTTAAAGAACCAAGCGTCGAAAGACTTGGCTTCCTTAGCCGGTGCGGTGAGATCGTTCAGCGACATAAGTCGTCCTCCTGTTTGTCCTGCATGGTCTTCCAGAGTTTAAGGTACGCGTTAAAGCGGCGCTGCTTCTCCTTCTCAACGCGGGAAGGGATAGCCCGAGATGGTGGGGGCATCGGCTTGCGCTGCTTAGGCGGCTTGGACTTGTTAACCACGGGCATAGAGTGTGAGGACTTTAGGACAGCGTAAGTGAATTATGCAGTCGGTTGCTTAGTAAGGTTTACCCATAGGCCGACAGCGCCGTCATAGGATAGTAGGCCATGACGTTTGACGTGCCGATAGAAGGACGCAGGGTCTACCTGTTTCTGTTGGCAGTACTCATCGACGATCAGAGTCTTCAACTCTTCCCTGGTCATCCTGTCCGGTAGTTCTGAGAGGTAGTGTTTTAGTCTGTCTGTCTTCTTGTCCCTGACTGTCTTTGCTCGGGCTGTAGCTCGTTGGCGTATAGACTCCATTAGGTCCGGCTTTTCTCTCCAGGCTTTCTGCCTGTAGCGGGTCATCTGTAACCGTGCTAGGATAACTTCCCTAGGGGTTCGTTTTCGGGATGGGTTAGGCATCGCGTTAAACTATATGACTAGGGAGACGACTGCCTGACCGTAGGGATAGGCTAAGGAGTCTCTTACCTTACCTCGAAGAGGGAAGGACGGACTGTCACAAGGACTGTCACAAGGCAAAGGCTTTAGGATTAGGGTCACTATCGAGGGTGGCTTAGGGGGGCAGAGGCTACGAGGATACCAACCTAGGCACTAAAACGCCTTGGCGACCCCTTGGAAGGGCTAGGAAGGGCTGTCTGCGGTGCTACTGTGGACTGGCTTCGGCGTTCCCAAGCGATGCGTCCCTGCTCTCGGGAGTGACGGAGGGGGATAGACGAGGTGTAATTCCCTTGGTCGTCCTTGAGTCCGGCACGTCCACCGCGCTTAGGGATGCGGAGGGTGTAGAACGGCTGCTCGTCTAGGCCTTCGGCGGTCGGGTCTTTGGTCAGCACCATCACGGAGCGGTGCCAGTTAGCGAGTTCAGCGGAGCCAGCCCCAGCGTAGGCGAGGTCGCCTAGGGATGTGGACGACTTGTCCTTGGCGGGCTTAGTGGTGTGGTGGACGGAGAACAGGATAACGCCCGTATCTTGGAGGACGGGCTGAATGATGTGGCGCAGGAAGTGAGACGCGGCCTCCTGATCGGATAGGTCCACGCCGGCGAACCCGAGGATAGGGTCAATCCAGACGCAGTCTGCCTTATGGCGGGTAACAAGCTCACGGAGCAGAAGCCCGAAGGCCTCGCCTGTCTTAACGGCCTCGCGGTAGTAGAAGACTCGGTCGGCGAGTTGGTCGACGAGTTGCGAGCCCCGAGGTATGCCCATGCCGTCGAGCGTACCTTGGATAGACTCGGCAACGTCCATTTCGTCGTTCTCACTCTGGATGATAACGGAGGTAAGCGGACCCTTGCGGGACTTGATGCCAAAGAAGTCATGACCAGGGGCGAGGGCGAGGGATAGTGCGGCGTGGGTGACGAGGGCTGACTTGCCGGCTCCAGTCTGCGAGACGAGGAGGCAGGAGCCCCCGCGGCAGAGGAAGCGGTTACCGAGGACGCAGGAAGGGTCTAGGTCTTTGTCGGCGTCGACCATCGTACGGAAGTCAAAGGCCTGTGAGGTTTCTTTGCCGTGGCCCTTGCGCCGTGTCAGAGACTTGGCAAGTTGCTCTTGGGCGAGGACGATGGCCTCGGGGTCGGCCCCAGCCTCGTTAACGACCTTAAGGACGGCACGGGCTTGCTCACCAAGTTTGCGTAGGTTAAGGGCTTTAATCACCGCATGACTCCAAGCGGCGTTCGGCTGGATGAATTGCCCGGTGGTTGATAGGTCCGAGACGGTGAAAGCCTCGACGGGTGAGCCGAGTTCTCGAAGGCGCTGCGTGACGGTTAACTCGTCAGGGGCTGTCCCCTCGTCGATGAGCCCGCTGATCGCGGCGGCTAGGTCTTGGTGCTGAGGCTCCCAGAAGTCTGATGGGATAAGCCCATCGGGTAGCGGTAGGCTTTGGGCGATGCAGACGGCAAGGATGTGCCGTTCCGCGTCTAAGGCAGAGGGGGGAGGTTGTTCCATTGGCTTGGAGGTAAGGTGGGGGACTAAGGGGCTTAGGTCTTCTTAGGTCGAGTCATTTCTCCGTAGTGGGCCATAGGGTAGGGTTTGGCGTCTTTGCGGGTGGTGACCCGGTAAGTTCGCTCTTCGATGACGCCGAGTTGCATCCCCTTAATTATATTAACTCGGGCGGCTCCGCGCTTGCACTTCCAGATGACTGCCCACTGGTCGATGGTGCGAAAACCTGGAGCGGGCTTCTCGGCTGTCTTGTGGATAGCCGCCATTACTCGGAGCAGCAGCGGGTCAGGCTTGCGGTGGCTCATGGGGTAAAGGTCTTAAGTTCTGTCTGCCAGATCCAGACGCCGCCCATCTTGTGGACGAGCCAAGCCTTGTAGTCACCGCCCTTGGTAACGAACCCAGCGACAAAGCCTGAGCCCCAGCGGGAGGTCGCTAGGCGGTGAGCCGCGTAGGCCATCTCATCTTTACGGCATAGGCAACCAGCGGAGAAGGCGTTACCGCCCCCGTGCTTAGTCAAGGCGACGCTTGCGAGGTTATGGGTGTGTCCGTGTATCAAAGCCCCGCCGTGGGGAGCGTAGTGCAAGCCCTGGACGACTGTAGCGTTAGCGCCGTGGGCGTAGCCGTGGACCATAGCAACAGGGCCGAGCCTATAGACGCCCTTGTCGGCGTGGTAGGGCAGGATGACCTTGGCACCGTTCTGTCGAGCTACGCGGTTGATGCGGTCTTTGAGGTCGGTGCAGTAGTCGCGGACGATGGCCTGACCGTGGCCCTGCATGGAGTCGAGCCGATGCTCGTGGTTGCCCCAGAGGTAGACGTTGGGCTTCCACTTGGCAAAGAAGTCTTCTCCGGCCTCGATGTCCTCTTGTAGAGACTCAGCGCCTTCCTTGTCCGTGCCTACCCCCTTACGGAGGGAGCGGAAGTCGTAGTGATCACCACCGGCTATCTTGATGTCTGGCTTAAAGTCTTTGGTAAACTCGTAGAGGGCCGCGAGGGCTTGCGGGTCTGCCATGTCGCCGTGCGAGTCCGACGCGAAGATAAACTTGGTGAGTTTGCTCATGGGATTGTTTGCTTAATGTGGTTAAGCGTCTGAGGGGTTTCGTAAACCACGGCGTATGTCGTCTTCGTGCTTCGTTAGAGGCTTACCCTTGCGTGTGCCGTGCTTCTCCTTGTGGCTGCGGAAGCGGAGGCCTTGACGGACGGCTGAGTTATACATCCCTGGAGCGGAGAAGCCGAACTTCTCGGCGGTCTCGGTAGCGGTCAGCCCTTCGGCGATGCCCTGAGCTGCGGCCTGAGCCATCGTAAGCCGTCCCTTGGCTAGGAGGTTGTTATGCTCGTCGTTGAGGCGGTGCGTGTGAGTCGTGCCGCGTCCCCACTCAAGACGGCGCCGACAGCCGGGAGGCCAGATGATGCCATGGCGGCAGACGAAGGCCTCGATGGTCTTAAGGGTCACGCCCGCTATCTTGGCGGCGTCAGCAGTTAGCCAGGAGCCACGGATGGCTTCCCTGATGGCCTTGGCGATATGTCGGTCGGTCGGGTCTTTGTAGTCGTCGACCCGGATATGTGGCTTAGAGTCGTAATGCGGACAGGTGGCAAGGAAGCGGAGGCGGTCGATTGATACGCCCCAGCACCTCGACATCTCCGCCAGCTCGTCGTCGGTGGGCGTTGCCACGAGTCAGAACTTGTCGGAGGCCTTAGCGTCCTTCCAGAGTTGCAGGATAAAGGCGGTCTCGTCGTCGGTATCAACCTCGGCAAGGTAGTCGGTCACTTGGTCACCGGCCTTGATGAGCGCGTCGATGCCGTTGCGGTACCTGTTCAAGTCCTTCTCGGAGATGACGACCCATTGACCGTCCTCGGTCATCTTGAGCGTGTTGCCGAGTTGCACGTTCAACGTGTGTAAGGCGGCGACCTCCTTCTCGAGTTCTTCAATGCGTTCTTGTTTGGTTTGTTTACGGCTCATAGTTCTAAATGCTTGGCGACCGACTTGCCCACGTCACGGATCATGGCGGCGCTGTTAGGTTGAAAGGCGTAGGTCTGGGTCGGGATGCACCCCTCGAGCAGTTCGCGGATGCTGGCGGCCTCTTCGTCGTTAGCCGGGCCGATGCCGACGGTCTCGATGTGCAGGTGGATAAACCTCCAGCCGCGGACCTCGTTCATCAGCTGCTTAGTGACGACGACCTCGTTAATGTAGCGGGTGTCGGTGACTACAACGTGCCCACGCTCACGGGTGGCGGCCTCGGTGAGGTTATAGACGAAGACGTCCTTGTGAATAGATCGGGCGAACCGACCCATAGCCACGAGGGTCTCGCGGTTCGTGGCCTTGACGGTGTCGTCATGGAAGTTAACGGAGAGCCCAAGGGCGATGGAGAAGTCGTTAGCGGCGTCCTTAAGGGCATCAGCAAAAGCGATGCGTTTGACGTTAGCGCTGTAACGGGTCATCCCCTCAGCGAACGTGTCCTTCCCACTCCTGGCGTAACCAGAGAGGAGGACGATGGTCTGCGGGGTCTTCACCAGTCGGTCGGGGTTGGGATGGTCGACGCGGCAACGCCCTTGCCCTTGGGGAAGTTTATCTTGTACTTGAATTGAGGACGGCCCTGCCACTCGCCGTCGGGGGTCACTTCCACCTCGACCTCGAAGTGTACGTTGGTCGCTGGGCGGATGTAGTCGAGGAAGTCGGGGACCGAGAGCGAGGCCTTAGGCTCGGAAACATACTTACCGGAGATTTTACCGACCAGCATGGCGAGAGACTTGCCGTACTTTGTGCCGTAGCTCTTCGAGAAGCACAGGCCTTCGGCGGTCTTAAAGAAGAGGCGGGCGCCGACGCCGTCGTCGTAGACCTTAACCTTGTCTTCTTTGGGGAGGGACATCTTGAGGACATACTTGCCGGTCTTGTCGATGGTGGTGAGTGGGGGGCGGTCGTTTGGGTTTTCCATGGTGTGTTATTTAGGCGTTAGGGTAAAGGGCGACGTAGTGCTTAACTGCTTTGGCGTTGTGCTGCTTGATAGACAAGAAACCAAGAGCAAAGCAAAAGGCCTCGGTGTAGGTTTCAGAATTAAACCATTTTTCTTCCTTAGTAGACTCCCAGAAGGGCCAAGGCTGGACAGAGAAAGAGTGAGTGGTTCTAACTTGAAGTCCGTGGAAGGTCTTAATTTCTTCCCAAGTGATTGGGTCGCACTTGCCGGCCTTATGGCAAACACCGTACTGATTGACTGCCCAATCTTTATTCTCAAAGAAAGCGACTGGCTTGATGTGTTCGTTGTTCATGTGATTAGGCGAAGTTAATAGGAGCGAGGGGAGCAGCGGAGGTCGGGCGGGCGATGACGATGACCTCAGATGGGTAGGCGGGCCACTCGTTAAAGGACTTGCAGACCTCAAAGGCCTTGATGGCAGAGAGCATGAGGGCTTCGCCTTCCGCGATCAGGTCTTGGTGTAGCTCGAAGACGGCGGTCAGGTACGGCGCCTCTTTCTCGACGACCAGGAGACGGAACCCCTTAGGGCGTACGCCAAAGTTGAGTTTGCAAAGGAGCAGATACCACGCGGCCTGCAGTTTAAAGTCGTCCGACCAGATGAGTTGGCGACCAAAGCCCTTGGGGGTGGCCTCTTCCATTGTAGTCTTGATATCATAGACGAAACCGTCCTGGGCGATCAGGTCGAGGGAGCCCTTGATAGGCACCATATAGTCAGCCGTGAGCATGACCTCGGTGGCGATGGGGACGATGTTATAACGGCCCATAGCGATACGCAGGGCGTCCGAATAGGATAGGGCGTTGTCGTACTCGTCCGCCTTGCAACGGATGTCGTCGGGCTGGAGGGTGGACGCCCAATAGGCGTGGACCTCCTTGCCTTCCTTCGTGCGCTTGTCGGCCTCGGGTTCGGGCTTGAACTTGGCGAAGGTTTCGGGGTCGAGGACGGCGGCGTGGGTCATGATGCCTTCGCGGAGGGCCTTGGAGTCTTTGCGGGGGTTGGCTTTGTCGTGGGCGTACTTAGCCGGCGCCTTAAGGAGCAACTTGGCTGAGGTCTGGTTCAACGCGTCGATAGCGTCGTAGTCGGCTCGCGTCTTGCCAGCGAGTTTGGCTTGGATTTCTTCGGGTGTATACATGGCGTGTGTGGGTGAATGTTGGAATGAATTACAGCACCTCGTCGGGGTTGTCGACTAGGTTCTCGGCGTCGGTCAAAGTCTTATCCATCTCTTCGGCCTTCTCGTGGAGGTTCTGGACGCTGACCAGGAGTGAGGCAAGGTCGGCACGGACGATGTTGAGGCGTTCGCGTAGCTCGACCATGTCGTTGATGTCTTCTATGCGCGTGGCGTCCGTGGTCGCTAGGACGGAGAGGAGGCGGTCGCCGTCGATACTGACGCGGTGGATATCCGCTTGGGTGACAAAGGCGGTCTGGTAGGCGGAGAGGCTACGGGCCTCGGTCTGGAGTCGGCGCAGGGCGGCGGCTAGGCGGTCTTGAGTAGTCATCGTTTAGAGCGGAAGAGGGTGAGTTCAAAGACCTTGCCACAGTTCACGGCAAAGAAGCGGACGTCTGACCGGGCAAGGGAGGGTAGGACTTCGGCCTTCCAGCCGATCAGTACCTTCTCGAGAGCCTTGTTCGACTTAGCCTGGAGCTCGACGAAGACGGTGCCGTCCAAGAGGATTAGCAGGGCGTGGGTGTTCTCGTCTAGGGCGGCGGCCTTGTAGACCGAAGAGGGGATGAGGAGCGACTTCATGCGGGGAAGAAGGAGCGGGCCGAGACCCATATCTTTTTAAGGTGGATGGACTGGCGCTTGATGACGTCGGCAGCGGACTGACTGACAGCGTCGATGACGTACGCGTTGCCGTTCAGCTCGAAGGTCGCCCCGGCAAAGGTCGGGACGTGCTTGGCTTGCTTGGCTAGGATGACGGCCTCGAAGTCAGCAAGTTCGACCTCGGCGTGGTTCATGTCCGAGATTGAGAACTGCCGGATGGCCTCGGTCTTCACGATCCACATGAGGACGATGGTGTGGTCGGGGAGGATGACGTTGATGGGTTGCCCCGTGCCGTGGGTGGTCGAGGTGGTCACGACTGCTTGCCCTCCTTGGCGGCGTTCCAATCATCCACGCTGTTATAACTTCCAAACTCTCCAATGAGGTCTGCCGCCATCGCATCCCCTGCTTTGGTCAGCCGCTCGACCTCGGCCTTGAGGCGGGCGTTCTCCTGTTCGCTGTTCGCGATTAGCGAATTGAGCCGGGCGACCTTGGCATCAACCTCTACCAGTTGTTTCTTAAGGCTCGTGACCATAAGGCAGTCGACTCGCTCGTGGGCACGGATGACGGCCTCGAGGCAACGGACCTCAGCCGTGAGGGTTTCGACCTGAGCGTCGAGGGCGATGATGCGGCCCTTCAGCTGGGCGTTCTCGATGATGGCGTCGATGTTCATTTGATGGCGTTCCGTACGGCCTGTTCAAAGGCGTTAGTGTTGATGGCGGGCATTTGCTCAGGCGTGACATCTTTCAAACCTTGTCCAGGCTTAAGCCAACCCTTGGAGATAAGGATGTCGACCGCGGCCTTCTCGTACTTGATGTCGCCCATAAAGACCTTGGGGGCTTGGGGCTTAGGTGCGGAAGCCTGATGCCCATCGTCGTCGAGGTCCACCGAGATACCGCAAGCCGTCTGGATAGACTGCCGGCGAATGTAGGTGATAGCACCCCCGACCTGTTGAGCCGTTAGGCCGTCAGCCTTGACCATTAACTTGCCGAAAGCGAAGAGGTGCCCCGAGGTGTGCAGCAGGGAAGTGGAGACGCCTACCTTGCCTTCCTCGGTCTCAAGGACTTGCACGAGGGCGAGGTTGTGCGCTTGCAGGACAGGCTTGACCGCGTCGAGCAGAGCGTCGAGCGAGACATAGCGTGCCTTGAAGGCGGGGTTGATGCGGTTGGCGCCGACGTTCTCCATCGAGGAGAGGGCGGTAATGAGGTCGAAGTAGGGATTACTTTGCTCCTGGCTAACTGCGGTGGTGGTTTCTTTTTTAGTCATGGCTTGGTTTGTTTGTGGGTTGGGTGTGGGAAAGGCTTAGGGGAAAGTAGTCATCTCGTCCACCGTCTTCTGAGTGACGCATCGGAGGTGGTTATCGTGGGACAGGAACCAGTAGCGGGTCGCACCCGACAGGCGGGGCTTTAACTTACGGGCCACGGTGCCGTCAGAGAGGACGACGTAGGAAGAGCCGGAAAGTTCGCGGTAGGTCGCGGGGGCCTTGGCTTCAGGGGTTTGCTTGGAGGGTTTCTTTTGCATTGGGAGGGGGTTAGTTGATGGCGCCGCGTCGAGCAGCGTCAAGGATTAGGAGAGCGTCGGCGTTGGCTAGGCTCACGGTTTGCGTAGGCCACAGCTCGAGGGCCTTGGCCTTAAGGTGGTTCTTCCAGCCCTTGCCGTGGTCCTTCTTCTTCCCTAGGCCGTGGGCGGCTTGCCACGCTTGGGGCTTAACGCGGTGCAGGGCAAAGCCCATAGCGATACAGGCGCCGTAGATGAGCCCGAAGTTCTGGGCGAGGCGGGCGATGGACGAGGCAGGGATAAGCGGACCGTAGCCGGCGGTCGAAGGCTCCTCGAGGTAGACCTGAACGTTTTTGTTGAGGACGTGAAAGGACGCGATCAGCTGAGCCACCTCGACATCAGTGGGCGGCATCTTCTCGATGTATATCTCGACGAAGTCTTGGGTCCAGACGATGGCCCCAGATTGGCCGGGGTCTACGGCGACGATAAGTGGCTTGGTCATTTAGTCCGTGGGTCTCGGTTTAGGCGAGCGACCACGACCCGAGTGATGGCAGGGCAAGCCTTTAGGTCAAACCCTTTAGAACGGAAGCCCGCGTAGCCGAGTTGGTGGGCGGCGTAGACTTCGCCGAGGGTGGGCTGTCGGCCTAGCGCCGTGGTCAGCCGTTCCTCGAGGAGGGTCAGCCAAGAGGTGGCGTATTCCCGCCCGAC